CGACGGCAGCCGCTGCTTTTCGAGATCACGACGGCAGGCGTGGGCACGACGGGCGTGTGTGCAGATCATCACCAGTACAGCAGCCAGGTCGTGCGCGGCATCGTCGATGATCCGTCATGGTTCGGCTGCATCATTGGCGCTGACCCGAAGGACGACTGGCGTGACCCGGCGATCTGGCGCAAGGCGAATCCCAACTTCGGCGTCAGTGTCAAGGCCGACGACCTGGCCCGCAAGTGTCTTCAGGCGCAGCACATCCCAGCATTCGAGTCAGAGTTCAGGCGGCTGCACCTCGGCCAGTGGGTGCAGGCGGCCGAGCGGTATCTGCCGATGGCGCAGTGGGACAGCGAGGCGAACAGCGCCACGATCGACCGGGCTGCGCTGCGCGGGCAGCCCTGCGTGATCGGCATGGATGTCTCGGCGAAGTTCGACTTCACGGCGGCCGTAGCCGTGTTCCGTCGGCCTGACGGCGGCGTTATTGTGCTACCGACCATCTGGGCCCCGGAGGCCGCGGTGCAGCAATCACGGCGGGCGCTGGTGCCATTGGAGGCGTGGGTGCGCGCGGGGCATCTGCACGTCACGCCGGGCGATGTCATTGATCAGGCGTTTATCCGTGCGGCCCTGCTGGAGCTGTCGCGCGAGTTCGACGTGCGCGAGTTGGCCTATGACTCATGGAATGCAACCAGCCTGGCGACCGAGCTGCAGGCCGACGGGCTCACGCCGGTCGAGGTGCGGCAGGGCTACCGCACGCTCAGCGAACCCACGAAGCAACTGGCCGAGTTCGTGGCGAAGGGGCAGCTACAGCACGGCGGCCATCCGGTGCTGCGATGGATGGCTGACAATCTGATCGTCAGGACGGACCCTAACGGCAATGTGGCCCCCGACAAGGCGCGGGCGGCCGAGAAGATCGACGGCGTGGTCGCGCTAATCATGGCGCTGTCACGCCTGCCGCAGCTGGCGCCAAGACCGAAAGGCCCGCGCGAGCGTGGCCTGATCATTCTGTAGGAGGAGCCGATGCAGTGGATCACGATGGATGAGGCCGCGAGCCTCGCGCGGGTGACGAAGCGGACGATCCGCAACTGGATCGACAAGGGCGCGGTGCAGTCGACGAAGGCCTCGCCGGCCGCGCGGCGTGTGTTCGTGCGACGTGACGACGTCGATCCGGGGAAGCGAGCAGAAACCAGCGGCAGCAACGGCAACGACCTGTAGCACATCACGCGCGCGCGTCGACATACTGACGCCGTGCCGATAAATGCGATCCGCATCAACGGCACGAGACGCGCGTGCCTACTATTCTTGAGCGCCTGATCGGCGCGGTACCGGCCCCCAGGCGGGCGAAGTCGACGGCCCTGCAGCAGCTGGTCTCGGACTTCCTGCGTACGGGCAAAGTCGGCGAGGACGACGCGCTGAAGGTGTCGACCGTGCTGGCCTGCGTCAACGTGATCGCGCAGACGATCGGCACGCTGCCGCTGCTGCTGTACAAGCGCACGGCGTCAGGCAAGCAGCGGCAGGACAACGACCCGCTGGCCGAGCTGCTGCGGTGGAAACCCAACCCCTTCCAGACGAGCGCCGAATGGCGCGAGCAGATGATGGCGCACGTGCTGCTGCACGGCAATGCCTACGCCGAGATCGTGCGCGTCGACGGCTTCGTGCGCGAGCTGAACATTCTTGACCCATCGCGGATGGACGTGCAGCGTGGGGCGTATGGGCCGGTGTATCGCTACACGCTGGCCGAGGGCGGGACGCGCGAGTATCGGCAGGCGTTCGCCGGCGACTATCCAAAGGTGCTGCACCTGCGCGGCCTGTCGACGTCGGGCCTGATGGGGCGGTCGCTGATTCAGGATGCGGCCGACATCATCGACACGGCACACAGCGCGCAGGTCTACGGGCGCACGCTGCTGGAGAACGACGCCACGCCCGGCCTCGTGCTGCGACATCCGCAGGTGCTGGACGAGGAGGCCGCGGCCCGGCTGAAGGAATCCTGGCAGGCGGCCTACGGGGGCGCGCGCAAGGCGGGCCGAGTCGCGGTCCTCGAGGAGGGCATGCAGGTCGACAAGATCAGCATGACCAACGAAGACCTGCAGCTGCTGGAAACGCGGAAGTTCACGCGCACGGAGATCGCGGCGGCGTTCCGGGTGCCGGCGCACATGATCGGCGATCTGGAGCGTTCGACATTCGCGAACATCGAACACCAATCGATCGAGTTCGTGCAGCACTGCATCCGACCGTGGGCGGTGCTGTTCGAGCAGGTGCTGCATGCAAGCCTGCTGTCGGACTCGGCGCAGCAGCGGCGTACGTATTTCTTCGAGTTCCAGCTGGATGGCCTCCTGCGCGGCGACATCGCCAGCCGATATCAGGCCTACATGGTCGGCCGGCAGGCGGGCTTCCTGTCGATCAACGACATTCGCAGGCTTGAGAACCTCGACGAGGTGCCGGGCGGCGATGACTACCTCGAGCCGCTGAACATGCAGCCGATCGGTCAGCCGCGCGAGGGCGGCCAGTAGTGGCGACGTATCGCGGCGAGCCGATCGATCTGCAGCCGACCGACGGCATGCGCGAGGAAGCGCAGCGCGGGCTTGACTGGCGCGAGGAATACGGCCGGGGCGGCACGGCGGTCGGCGTGGCGAAGGCCCGCGCGATCCTGACGGAGGACGAGCTATCGCCGGGCAAGGTCGTCGACATGTATGCCTATTTCGCCCGGCATGAAGTCGACAAGGACGGCGAAGGGTTCGAGCCCGACGAGGACGGTTATCCGTCAGCCGGCCGCATCGCATGGGCGCTGTGGGGCGGCGATCCGGGCCAGAGCTGGTCGACACGAAAGCGCGAGGAGATGATGCGAATCGACGACGCACTCGACGGGGCGCGCAGCGCCACATCGGCCGGCCGCGAGATCAAGGCGGTGGCCTGCAGCTATAAGGCGCTGGACGCGGATCGCACGTTCGAGGGCTACGGCTCTGTGTTCGGTGTGGTCGACAGTTACGGCGACGTCGTGATGCCGGGCGCGTTCGCCGACACGATCCGCAAGGCCGAAGGATCGGGCCGTATGCCGGCCATGCTGTGGCAGCACGACCCGTCCCAGGTGATCGGCGTGTGGCGGTCGATGCGCGAGGACGCGCGCGGGCTGCACGTCGTCGGCGAGCTGGCCGACACGCAGCTGGGCCGCGAGGCCTATGCCCTGCTGAAGATGGGCGCGCTGTCTGGGCTGTCGATCGGCTACAGCGTGATCGGCGAGCGGTATGACCGTGACGCGGATCTGCGGCAGCTGACCGAGATCGAATTGTGGGAGACGTCGCTGGTGACGTTCCCCGCGAATACGGACGCGCGCGTCGCGGCCGTGAAGGACGCCCGAAGCGGCAGCTACCGAGGACTGGAGCGCATCCTGCGCGAGGCAGGCTTCTCGCGGTCTGAGGCGAAGGCTGTGGCGACGGCGGGCATGCGGGCGCTGCGTGAGGCAGGCGCACCGGATCTGACAGCAGACGAGGCCGCGGCATTGTGCCGGCGGTTCAATCCGTAGGAGACGAGCATGGACAACGTGAAGCAGGTGCTCGACGCTCAGGCGGCCGCGTTCGAGGCACTGAAGACCGCGAACGATGCCCGCCTGAAGGCGATCGAGGAGAAGCAGGGCCAGGGCGATCACCTGGTGAAGATTGACCAGATCAACGCCGATCTCGACCAGCTGGCCGAGCGGCTGAAGGCGACCGAAGCGGCGATTACGCGCGCGTCGGTGGCCCCGACCAGCGGTCAGCCCGACGAGCAGAAGGCGGCGTTCGGCGCGTGGCTGCGTCGCGGTGATGCAGCTCCGCAGGCGAAGGGCATGCGCGTCTCGGACAACGAGAGTGGCGGCTATCTGGTGCCCGAGTCGGTCGTCGGCCCGCTGGTGCAGCGGCTCTTCGACGGCTCGCCCATGCGTCAGGTCGCGCGCATCCAGACCATCAGCGGCAATGCCGTTGAGGGTGTGGTGTCGTATGGTCAGCTGTCAGTGTCCTGGCTCGACGAAGTGACGGCCAGCAGTGACCCGACCACGCCGACGCTGAAGAAGTACCGCATTGAGGTCAACAACCAGCGGTCGAGCCCGCGCATCGGGCCCAACATGCTGGAGGACGCGGCCGTCAACGTCGAGCAGTGGCTGTCGGACAGCATCGCCCGTGACTTCGCCCTCAGCGAGCAGACCGCATTCATCACCGGCAGCGGCGTCGGCCGCCCGCGCGGAATCACGACCTACACCACGGCCGCCACGGCTGACAGCTCCCGCGCGTGGGGCCAGCTGGAGCACGTCACGACTGGCACGTCTGGCGGCTTCGGCAGCAATGCCAACGGCGTCGACAAGCTGATCGACCTGACCGGCAAGCTGAAGTCTGGCTACCGGCAGGGCGCTGTGTTCATGATGTCGAAGGCAGCGCTCGCAGCCGTGCGCGTGCTGAAGACCAGCGGCGGCGACTACATCTGGCAGCCCTCGACCCAGGCCGGCAATCCGTCGGTGCTGCTCGGCTACCCGGTGGTCGAGGCCGAGGACATGCCGGCGGTCGGTGCCGATTCGCTGTCGATCGCGTTCGGCAACTTCGGCAACGGGTACATGGTCGTCGACCGGCTCGGCCTGTCGGTGCTGCGTGACCCCTTCTCGAACAACCCCTACATCACCTTCCACGCGACCCGTCGCGTGGGCGGCGGCGTCGTCGACTTCGACGCGATCAAGTTCCTGAAGTTCTCGGCGTAAAGGAGACGACGACAATGCGCGATTCACTGAACCAGACGAAGGTCACCTCGGCGTTCAACTACGCTGATCGGTCGGCCACGGCGAACGGCACCAACATCATCGACATGCAGGGCTTCGACGCCTGCACGTTCGTGGTGCAGGTGGCCGGCGTCACCACAGCCGACGGCAGCAACTATTTCACCCTGACGATTCAGGCCGGTGACGCATCGGATCTGAGCGACGGGGCGACGGTCACGGCGGCGACGGGGCTGCTCGGCAGCAACATCGTTATCGACGCGACCGGCGACGCCAACAAGGTCGGCCTGATGGGCTACGCGGGCGGCAAGCGCTACGCCCGCCTGGTGGCGACCGAAACCGGCACCGCGGTCGCGGCGTTCTCGGCCGTGGCCGTGCAGCAGCTGCCGCACGTCGCCCCGACCGGCGACAGCACGCTGGCCTAGTCACACACTGCCGGGGCTGCTGTCATGACGGCAGCGGCCCCGCAGACTTTTCGCGAGGCCCGACATGGTGCGACTGCTGACCGAGATCCGACTGTCTGACTTCGGCCGACTGGCCGCGGGCGAAGTCTGCGCGCTGCCGGCGGGCCTCGAGGCCGCGCTGATCGCGCAGGGAGCCGCGGAGCGCGTCACAGAGACGCGGCAGGCCCCGTATCAGCAGGCCATCGTCGCCGCCCCGCAGCGCAAGCGGCGGGTGCCTGAGGTGGCGGCATGAGCTGGCGACGACAGCCGATCGCGTCGCTGGTGACTGGCCCGGCGGTCGAGCCGCTCACGCTGTCGGAGTGCAAGCAGTTTCTGCGCGTCGACCACGCCAGCGATGACACGCTGATCTCGGCCATGCAGGTGTCGGCGCGCGAATGGGTGGAAACCTACACGCGACGGGCCCTCTGCACGCAGACGCTCGATTTCCGGTATGCGGGCTGGCCGATCATCGGGGATGCGCTGGTGGTGCCATATGCTCCGCTGCAGTCGATCACCACGATCAGCTACATCGACGAAGACCAGGTGACGCAGACGCTGGCGGCCAGCCAGTATGTCGTGCGCGCGCAGGCCGGCCCGAGGGCGGGCCGCGGCACGATTGAAATTGCGGACGGCGTCACGCTGCCGACCCTGTCGACGCAACCCGATCGCCCCGTCACGGTGCGCGCGGTCGTGGGCTACGGCTCGGCCCCGCAGGTGCCTGACGGCATCAAGTCGGCGATCTATCTGCTGCTGGGCGATCTGTATGAGCAGCGGCAGGAAACCATCACGGGTACGATGGTGCAGGGCACACGCTTTACGGTCGAGCGACTGCTCGGCCCCTATCGGCTGATCGAGGCGGCATGACAGCGATCGGCCAGATGCGGCACCGTGTAGCGATTGCCAACCCGACGCGCACGGCAGACGGCGACGGCGGCTATACGGATGCCTGGGTGGCGGCGAGCCCGTCGCCGGTGTGGGCGCGGATCGACGTGGCGACGGCCAGCAACATCGAGCGGCTGGTGGGCAATACCATCGAGGCCCCGATCTCGCACATCGTGACGATGCGCTGGCACGCCGGCGTCGGCACGCGCAGCCGCCTGACGTATGACGGGCGCACGTTCAATGTGCGCGGGCTGCAGAACATGCAAGAGCGCGACAAGTGGCTGGTGCTGGCGTGCGAGGAGCGGGTCTGATGGCGACGACCACGCTGGAGCTGCAGGGCCTCGACGATCTCAAGAAGCTGGTGGCCGGCTTCGCTGAGGCCTGCACGGACGACGGGCAGCGGCTGGCCGACGAGGCCGCGACGCGCGCGGTCGAGGAGGTCAAAGCGGCGTATCCGCAGGGGCCGACGGGCAACCTTCGGAAGGGCGTGCGGATCGTGCGCGTGAAGGGCGACGGGCATCGCGTGCTGTCGATCGTGAAAAGCACGGCTCCGCACGCGCACCTCTACGAGTACGGCACACGCCGACAGCCGGCCCGGCCGGTCATGGGCGAAGTCGCGGCCCGCGTGCGCCGCGACTTCTACGCCGACCTGCTGCGGATGGTCGAGCGCGTGACCGGCGCGACCATCACGGGGGGCACCATTGGCCAGTAGCCAGGCGGTCGACACGGCCCTGATCGCCAAGCTGACCGGCGACGCCACGCTGATGGCCGCGGCCCCTGGCGGCGTCTATCGGGAAGTGGCCCCGCAGGGCGTGCAGGAGCCGTTTATCATCGTGCAGCAGATGA